GATTGAAGTCGTTGAACTACAAGTAAAAGGTAAGACACCTGTCTTTATGGAAGTTGATGTGCCACCTAAGTGTAAGCCCTTATTAGTTGGTGCTCCTAAAGGTGATGCTTTACTTAAATGGGTCGAGCAACCATCCAATAGAGAGTCTGTGCTTACATGGGGCATAGAAGCCTCTGTAAAGGAAGTTATAGAGGCTATGCTAGGGATTGCACTAGATCGTAGTGAAAAAGAGCTGTGGGGCATAAAACAAGGCTCATTCACCGATGCAGAACAAAGGTTGAATGAGCTAGGTATAGATGAGGTGATTACCACTGATAATGTGGTTCACCCTAAAGACCCCTCTATGTTGGGAACTGTCATTGTAGCAGGAGGGAAATGCTTCCCCGTCATCCACAATGTGAGTCGAGGAATCTGTGTCTTAGACAAGGATTAGGTTTTAGTACAGACGAATTGTAGTCACCCTCGGAACCTTTTGAACTCTTTAAGGAGTTTATTGAGTTTTCGAGTGAGTAAGTCAACATCTTCAGAAACACTCCCTGTAGATTTGACTTCAAACCCAACGCTCTTGGCAAAGTCCCAGAAACTATCAGGGATCTCACCACTGTCACCTTCGTCCTCAATACTAAGAGTCCATTTACCCGCATAAAAAGATAGGGTGATAAAAATAAATTTAGCGACCTCGTTGTCTACAAGAATCATTGCATAAGAATCGAAAGATTCGATAACATCTACAGTGTTCTCACCAAATACATCTTGAAGTTTTAGGAGGATGGACTCTGCTGAGAAAGGGGTTGGGATCATTTCAGCGGGTATGATGCCACTGATCTGTCCCTTAAACTCAACTTCATCCGAGTCTGCATTCGCTTCGGTTATGTTCCAGCTCACATTTTGAAAAAGCTCTCCAAGTTCATTTTGAAGTTTAATAGCTATTTCTCTAGGTGAGTCACTCTCATCAAACGAAAAGTTATCCATCAGATCGGTTATACTCGCTGACTTCTCAAGTCGTGCGATACGACTCTCAAGGTCATTAATAATTTCACTAGCTGATCTTCTCATAAGGGTTCTCCATTTTGTTTAAGGTTAAAGAGATCACTTATGAGAAGATATAAAAGAACTATTAAAAGTCGTAAGCTCTACGACCTCTAAAAGCATTTTCGTCTTCAAGAGATTCCTCAATTTCACCATAGTTCTCTTCATACCAATCAAGGTGTCCAGGTTCATCTACTTTAGACTTCTTGAAGTACGCAAGAACGATAGGCATAATGATCTCTAGGAGAGGTATAGAAGCAAGACCCCACCATGCAGGGTTCCCAGTTATGCTTACCATTGTTGCAGGAAGAACATAATGTTCGAGTGTTTCTACAATAGCCATTGCGATTGCTAGTAGGACAACCTTAAAGAAACGCTTAGACCATTTTTTATACCAAATCTCATCTGCGTGTGGATCCCAACCCTTTGACTTGACGATATGGTAAGCGTGTTTGATGATCTCAATAGGGTTGATGACATTAAGAGCTTTCTTTAATGCTCTCTCAACAACCTTTTTGTCATGCTCTTGTGCCGCTTCTTGAATGATACGCTTTTTTACTTCGTTAGGTATTGGGCCATCATTGGTGTCACCCCAAGTATAACCCTCGTAAAACTCTGGTGACTTGCCTCTCGGAGAGAACCAAGATTGACCATGTTCTCTCTCGCTTTGCCTAAGTTTAGCACCTGTTTCAAATTCCTCAAAGTCAGCGTCTACTTCAGATTCCATCAGAGCTTCTGCATATTCTGGAGCGATTGCTTCGATAACATCATCCATGAGATCATCAACAGGCATAGAGAAAAGGTTAAGATGCCTGCGATACTTATCAAGTGGTTCTGCGACATACTTGAGGAAAAGACCTTTTAATGAGTCTGTCATTCCTGCTTGATATTCCATAGCCGCAACTTTAAGCTCAAGTCCTGCGATACGCTCCATTGTAGCTTGACGATTCATTGATGCTTGTCGATAAGAGCGTCTTGCTCTACGATAACTGTTATCATGTCTCATGGTGGGTTCTCTCCTTAAAGAGGTATCATATAAATATACTTAATAAGGAATATAAAGGAACTACAAATGATTTTAGGACTCGACCCCTCACTCAGAAACTTCGGTTGGACTCTCATTCGTGATGACGGACACTTCTTGGATAAAGGCACAATGAAAACCGATGCCAAAACCATGTTCGTTGAACGCTACATCACCCTGCGAGAAGGTCTAAGAGAAATCGTACAACAAGTCAGAGCAGACCACCCAGAGGAGACTTTAAGGGTAGGTATAGAGTCCCCCATATTTAATGACCTTTTCTCAGAGGGGATGTATGGTCTATTCCTATATAGCAATGAAGCACTCATGCTTGAGAAATGCGATACGGTTTATTTGTCCCCTAATCAAGTAAAAGCCCATGCGGCCGCTTTCCTCAATAGACCCAAAGGTTGGAAGATGGGTAAAGGTGATATGGTAGATGCGGCTAAACAAGCTACCGATGGTCAAGGGGCTAAGAGATGGAATAATCACCAAGCAGATGCCTTCTGGGTAGCTAAAGCCAGTAGCAGGTTTTGGCTCTTGGTCGAAGAAGAAATCACCGTTGATGATCTCTCGGACTTAGAGCGTAAACACTTTACCTCTTTTGAACGCTATGTGCGTGGAAAGAAAGCTGGTAAAGTGAAGCGTAAAGGGATCACACATAAAGAAGATGATCGCTTCTTTAGATGGTCGGAGACTTAACCCTCGTCAGCATCTGCTTCTTCATTGAGGATCGCTACCACTGTTCCATCCTCTTGAATCTGCCAAGGTGAACCTTCTGAAATACCAAGACGATCTCTTGCTCCAGAGACTACCTCCTGTGCCTGTGCTTCATTACGCTCTATCTGAAATGCAATACGAGTCTTACGAAGCTCTAACTGACCAAGCTGATTCAATAACTGATTAGCGTTCTGTCGTAGTTGTGAGATGGTAGACATCTCCTCCTCTGTGAGTGACCCCACTTCTACAGGTTGGTTGGTGATTGCTGGCTCTTGGTTTACATTCTCTTCTGACATCTTTGTCTCCTGTGCTTTTAAGCATACGGGTGATTTGGCAAGTCATGTGAAGTAGATCATCTACTTCACATCTCATATCTGAAATTATATTAGCTTGCTCTACTGCTACACTTTCTATTTGTACCACCCCTTTATCTGTTTCAAACACCTTGTCAACACTTTCTTTTGAACTACTGCCCTCTATACTTAGACCACTCACTAAAAAAAAACTAAAAAAAACCACCATTACTAATAAAACTAACTTCTTCATGGATTCTTACCCTGCTGGCGTAAAACCCATTGATAAATCTCTCGCATCATAGCGTTTTGTTGATTTAAGTCCGTCCTCATCTGCCTCAACTCTTGACTGTTAAGTTGGACTTGATTCAAATCCTTCTCAATACGCTCAATCTTACTATCTAACTTCTCCACAACTCTCGCTTGGGACTCCGATTTCTGCTCCATTAACTTCAAACTAGTACTCATATTAAATAGATAAATAATTACAGGGATCAGAAAAACAGATAACACCTTAAAAACCCACTCAAGAGCGTTCTTCATAGACTCGGACATGGCAATATACTCCTAGATTTTTTTGCTTCTTATTCACCATACAGGTCGATATAAAAAAACTATAACTTAGAACGAACCCAAATTTTACGGATCTCTGACCATATCGTGTCCAAATCTAACCTAAAAATCGTGTCCGTGTCATCGTTGTCCATTTGACCCTTTAAACCAACACGATAACAAATCACCAAGTCTCTGTTCAACTCCACTAAATAAAGACGCACCACCACACCATCTAAATGTAAATCTGTTACCTTACTTAAAGGTGAGTAAGAGGTGTAGTCTTGCTTAATAAAACCCGACTCCTCAAGCCCTAAAACTAAACTCGTATATCGGTCTTCAATAGATAGTAAATCATACGATAATACAAAGGTTTTTGACCAAACTCTCTTTTCGTTAATCTTTTCGGTTATAGACATAAGGCATGGTTTAACCCCCTTCGCCTATAACACCCCAACTCATTTAATAACAACAAAACTAAAAAACCCCC